CAGACCTGTTGTCTCAACATCAAATACTATCATCACAGAGCCTTCTTAATTCTATAGTTTCCAAATACTTGACCATCCAGCAATTCATCCCACATTCCTTCTGGAGATTTTTTTCTTTTATAATCCATCATCTCTTGATGTTTCTTTTCCTTCATCTCTTCACGACTTAGTGGATTTTTCCTTTCTCTAGCACGTTTTCGACTACGTTGTTCTTCCGTTAGATTTCCCATTTTTTAATACCATCCCATAATTATTAATTTTTTGTGGCACAACTAAACCTTCTCTAAGAATCAATCTGTTTTTCTTAAACGGTTTATAGTTAACGTGGTGATGCCACCTACCAAATTTCCAAGAAACAGTTGCGACATCAGGGTGTTGTTTTTGCAAACTTTCTGCAAACTCTCGCCTGTTGTCGGTGTCTTCATAAACTTCACCAGTGTTGCCTCCCTTCATCCTCATTGTAGTTACCTTGCCACAGAGGAAAGCATTAAACAAAATTGTGCAATTCCCATCTTTTAGAACTCTTAAACTTAAATCTGTGTCCTCATTATATTTGCCACGCCATTTTTGATGCAAATCATTTTGGATAAGTATGCAGCTATAAATTCTTGTGTTTAAATAGTACGGTGGCACTCTGTCCGTGTTCTTACAAAAATTATAATAGTTCATCCCACTCAGAGGTACATTTTTATATCGTTCAGTGAAGTCCTCACAACATCTAAAAATAGTTCCGTCTGTGACCTTTGGCTTCATGTTAAAATTTAACCTGTGAAAACCTTCCAAGTTATCATCTACAATCCAGTGCCTCTTGTCGTTGTTTTTAATTGAGTGATCCCACACAAAATTTCGTACTGGTATTGAACCTTGGCCCAAATTAGAAAATGGCGTTACCAATATATTTGCAGAAGGCCACTCGCTTCGATATTCGTTTTCTTCTTGAGGCTCGACAACCAGATAAAATGGAACATTCATTTCTGTTAGCTCTCTGGCAGTTAAACACCTTTTTGGTCTGCCTTTGCTAATCACATAAATTGGGTATCTAGGATTCATTTACATATCTCTTTTTGCTATTAATCCCACGAACCAATTTTGGATGCCAAATGCTTTTTGTTTTCGCATTAAGCTTCTGACCAATCATTTCAGCGAATTCTTGGAGGTCTTCATCATTTGCAAAACGAACGATTAGCTTTGAATAAGGCTCCTGCTTTTCTTGGACAAACTCTGGCATATCTTGCCATTCTTTTTGCCAAGCCAATTCAAACAACTCATCTTGTTTTTTCATCTTCTTCCCCCCGAATAATAAATTCTAGTACAGCTAATGCATTCCACGCCTCATGTGCTGCATGATGTAAACTAGATTCTTGGTCATATGTTTCAGTGTAGCCTTGCATCATATGTCGTGCCTTAGCTTGAGAATACCTAGCAATAGGATCCTTAACTTCCTGCCAACCATTTATTGAATATTTGGTAGCTCCGTAGGTGGTCACTTCTGCCACTGCCAAAAGCGCCCTGCTAAACCCAGATAACATTAGGTCTACTTTAGGTTTATGAGAATCCAATTTAGCACCAGCCTGATGCTGATCGATCCCATCAGGATCTTCTTGTTTTGCCATCACTCTTCCCTTCCTCATATGCCTCTTGAATTTTTACTTCAATAATATCTAGAAGCTCTTTTGATTTAGTGTCAGGTTTATTGGCTCGCTCAATTGTTTCTTTTAGCCTGTCTCGTGTCGTTGCATTGATGTCAAAGAGGCGAGCTACCTTCTCGTTATCAAGCTCAATGTCGTTGCCGACTAAATATATATCCATCAATAATCCCCTGGGGCGACTTGGAGGCAGGTCAGCCCCTCTCCCCTCCACATATCAACACACTCGTTCCTGTCCTCAAGGACAAACCAAACTTGACTGAAGTCATAGAGCTTCAAGAATTCATCATTGAAAACTTTTCTCTTTATGTATGCATCAGTCACGCTGTTCCCAGTTGGTCGCATCAGTAATCCATCACACGGAACATCATGGATCTTGAGCCACTCCATTGTCTTCTTTCTAACAGAATTGCTTCGAGCAGTGATCATAACAACTTCGGTCTCCTCATCTTTCAGACCTCTTATGATGTTACAAACATTTTCAATTGGAGCGTCCTTTGACCCGACTAAGGTTGCATCAATGTCAACGATGATTACACGCTTCCGTCTTCTGCGCTCATCCAGAGCTTCACGCTTTTGCTCAGGGGTGGTGTAAGGTGACGAAGACTTTGACAATAGGTCAGCGGTGGTGTGATCTTTAATGTCGTGGTTCATTTTAATTCCTTTCTAAAACTGGTTTAAGATCTTTCTTCTGCGAATAGAATTGTTCTGCCATTCTGGGTGGTTCTCTTTCCCAACTGGAGCATCCCAGTTCCCAGCAACGATGCCACAGAAACCCATCAGATCAATTTCTGATGTCAAGTGTGCATCAGCATTGCCATGTAACATTGGGTGAAATTTTTGCCCATTGGTTTCTAATGTCACCAGATATCTTTGGTGTTCGTCAAAAGATTTTTTACTTTTATATTTGAAGTGATCTTTCAGAGCCATCCAATATCCAACATCATAAGCAGTTTCTGTGCTGTCTCCAACAGCCAATAAAATATTAGAGCTTACCATCTCTTGGCCTTGAGCAAAAACCATTTTTGATTTATCTGTCCTTCCCTCTGGAGAGAGAGAAGCTATCAGACCTCTTGGTGAAAAATAATCAAATCCAAATTTTTCAAATTCAGGAATAACTTTCTCTGCATCCCCAGAGACATAAATCTTTATCATTTCTTCTCCTCCTTGTCAGTCATGTTTGTCCCAATGGTCTGGATGTCTTTGCCTAGACCAGCGATTGTATTGCCACAGCCAGAAGTTAGCAGGGTGACAATGACAGCAATGATTATCATGTTTATCATTTTGTGTCCCCAACTCTGGTTGCAGTTCTTCGTGCAGCCTCAACCAAACTGGATGTCATGCAAGTAACATTGATTACAATTGGTGTGATGTAATTGTTTACCTTGATCTTGGAGTAGATCATCACTGGGCGAAGGTCTGCCGATCTACACTCTTCAATAGCAGCTATAACTTCTTGCCGCTCCATCATCTCAACCTGCCTGTTGTGCAAGTTAAGCTCCATGCTTGGTGGCTCCGTGTTGGAGGAGCACCCAGCGAGTGCTGCCCCAGCTAGTAACGTGGCGAATAGCTTTCTCATTATGCATCTCCCCTCGAAAGTTTAAGTGAAACAACAAGTGCTGCCTTTGAATGTGCACCTACCCACTCTTCACCTAATTCTTCCTTGGCAGCTTTGGTGTCTAACGTCATGCGGATGGCTTCCACTAATTTCAGGCCATGATCATCGTCAGTGCCAACAAAGAAATTAGTCTTTTGATCTTCCATCTCTGAAACGATTGCCTCTTTCAAAGCTTTCTTTTCAGTAGTCAATGCTCTGATCTTTGCGTCGATATCAAGGTGTCGTTGTACTGCTTGATTGATATTCATTTTAATTCCTTTCTAAGTTTTACTACTGCCTTAACCCCGTCTCATTTCTGAGGACGGGGCTTTGGAGATTATAAGTGGCTGTCAGGGTTTGCTAAGAAATAGTCTTCCCGCTGTTTGACCCATCGTTCAGCCTCTGCTTTTGAATCAAATTGAGTGTCAGTGTAAAACACTCCAGCTTGCCAAGATTCCACCCGCCAATCTCTGAATGTTTTTTCACCACTGGTATAAGTTCCGTGGTTCAGTATTTTAAATTCGATAACTGGTGATAAGTCTGTCATTTTAATTCCTTTCTAAATTGGAGGAGCCGACTGCCCCTCTCCAATAAAGACATTATGCACTCTTTCACCAAAGAGGTCAAGAACTATTTATACTATTATCCTAAGCAATACCAATGGCTTATGCATAATCTTCTTCTTTCTCTAAAGATTTTCTGCATGGTGGAATCCATATAAGCTTGGGGCTGTTGAACTTAAAATTTTTCTTCCAGACAAACCAAGCATAGCTGGTGGCGGTGGATGCCTTCTTATCCAATCGCCCTTTGACCATTGGCACTCGCTCAGAGAATTGAGCAAAATGTGTTGGAGGGTTGAGATCAAAAAGTCTGTCGTATCTCCCAACGCTTTCTAAAAATACAGTCCTCGCTAAAATTGCCACGCCAGTCGATGCAACTTCATTTGCCTTATTAATAAATTCTTCTGCTAATCGAAACGGTGGATTAGTAATGACCCAGTTAAAATTCTTGTGAGAGCTGTCCAAAAAATTATTGACCTTGCCATATCCATAATCATAAATATCAGAAGATTCCACTTCGTTGAAATACTCCTTCAAAACTTTTGACATATGTCCTTTGTTACAGGCTGGCTCTAAACACCTGCCCTTCGTGTCATTATTTAAAACGTGCTCCATCAATGCACGAGTTGCCCACGGTGGTGTTGGGAAATCGTCTAGGCTATCTTTTGCTTCGTGTCTCTGTGCCATTACTGCGTGTGTTGTGTTTTGTTCAGATGACATAATGTCTAAATCCCCTTGGCCTGACGATGAATAAGTTTTCTTTGGCGCGAGTAGCTGCAACATACCAGACCCTATTCTCTTCGTCGGAGTGCGAGTTCTCCCACGACAGTCTGCCCATGTCAGTTAGCATTACAACATTGTCTGCCTCGCCACCTTTTGATTGGTGGATGGTTGAGATTGAGATCCTTGGCTTGTCGCTAAACTTCTCGCCATTCCTCAAGACAGATCTCAGATACTCTCTCTCGTCTGGCGCAATGCCCCTGAGCATGGACATCCAATCCTGTTGCCTTGCTGCATCTGGCAGACCGACATCTTCAATGCCGTAGCCCTCTTTTTTCTCTAGCGTTACATTGAACCCAAAAAACTGGATCATGTTCTTAGTTTCAAAGAGAGAGATGGTGTTGCCCTTGCGGATCTTCTCCCAGCTGATAATTGCACGAGTCTCTTCTGACTCTAGTGAGTGCTTGCCGTTGTATGAATATGAATAGCCCTGCTGCCTCGCAGATTGTTTTAGTCGATTGAGCATATACTTTGATCTGCTTAGACACATCCACGTTTTCTCACCAGAGAAATCAATTTGTTGTTCGTCGGCAATATACTCAACGCTGCCCTCTTCAGTCTTCGCAGACCAAGGCTTGGCGTAACGGTTTTTGATCCTGCCCAAGATGCCCAACGATAATTTGTGAATAGATCTTGGGACACGATAGCTCTGGGGCAGAACTCGCTTGTCACCTTTGAGGCTCAAGAACTTATTAACGTCTGCACCAGCCCAACCAAAGATGGCTTGGTCATCATCTCCAGCAATGTAAACTTCAGTGGCCTCTGATGCTGCAAGTATGGCCATTCGATATTGCAGTGACGAAAGATCCTGAGCCTCATCAAAAATACAAACGTCAACTGGCAACGCTGAATTATATTGGTCGAGCATATCAGTGAAATCTAACAGGCCGTTTTCTTTTTTATATTTTTTAAGTGACGCACCATATTGGTTTATGGCGTGAAGTGTCAGGTCATTGACGTTGCCAATATTGTATTGGTCTTCAATTGAACGAAGGCCAACTCTGGCCAGAGACTCCACTCTTGAACATTTATCTCCAAGGCCATCTCCAGTGTGGAGGCCCAGCTCTTCATCGTAAATGCCCTTGAACTCAATCCCCAGCGCCTTGCCCAGCTTGCGATAGTGTGAGTTGTTCATCACCTCGTCACGCTGCAGCTCCAACTGTTTAAATGCTAAAGAGTGGAGCGTCCTGAAAAATGGAAATCTTTTTTCATCAAGGCCAAATTGTGCCATTGCCCTCTCTTGAGCTTCATTCGCTGCCTTGCGAGTAAAAGCTAGGTATGCGATTCGCTCTGGTGGGATGCCTCTGTTGATTGCATCTTCAACTATCTTTAGAAGTGTTGTTGTCTTCCCAGTCCCTGGTGGCCCCAGAATTATCTGAACGTGCCTCATCATTTATTCCTTTCTGAATTGCATTGCCATGCAAGATATATCTAGTTTTTTCTAAGATGTACTCTGCCATCTTAAATTGCTCTGCAGTAAACGAACCCTCTTTCATTAGTGTGTCAATTGTCTTAACAAATTTTTCGACGTTTGATTTGCTCGTCTCCGAATAACGCTTATGAATCTTTTCTTCTTCGTTGTCCATCTTCTACTTCCTTTTTGCACGAGTCGCAAATTATCCTGCCGTCCTTCTGCAAATAGTAGTGAGTTGTCTGGCCGCACCAAGGGCACTCTTTTAATTTATCATCCATTAAAAATCTTCAGTGACTGAACTTGGAATATCAAGGTCATCGTCATCATAAAATTGAGGAGCAGGAACTGACCACACTTTAACTGGTTTTGATTTTATGCGAAAGGTTTTTCTGTCACCACCTATCGTCCTTAGCCAAGACCAGACTTGATGTTGGGATGGATAGCGGAACCTCCTGCCCTCCAAATATATGAAGAGATCCTCACTCCTGAAATAAACTTTGTCTTCTTCTGGGTCATGCCAAGGCTTGCCATTCATCAATTCGTCACGGTGTCGAGCCTGAACCTTGCCAGTCAAAAATGAGTCGAGCATCTTCTCGAACTGACCTTTTGGTGACGCATCGTCTGGGTCAATGATTACCTCAACAGAGTTTAACAGATCATTGATCCGCTGCTCCCACTGTTGGGCTGGCATTGTGCTGGGGCACTTGTTTAGTTTCTCAACACAGATCTTCTGCAGCTGGCGCTGATCTAATAATTGCTGGGTAGTGATCTCAATCCGCTCGCCACCTATGTCAATATACCATCTGACAGACTGTTTGTTTTCGGTCTCATATTTTGTGATTGCATCAATCTCAATCGACTGGCCACCCCCAACTCCACCAACGCCAAAATCTCGTTTGATGCATTTTGACTTTTCACAGTAATTACAGATTGGGGATTGCTTGCAGGTGTATGCATAATCTTTTTTGCTGACAGACTTCACAAGTCCATTGACCTCACCACTGGGCAGAGGCTGATCTAAATTATCATAGTTGAAGCGCATGAGATCCTCTTGCCAGTCATCAGGATTTTTCTTGCGGTAGTAGACACCAACATTGAACAGAGAGATATTTCGTCCACCCTCTGGGAATCCCATTGTCATTATATGTTGGAGGCATGGTGGCCCATCTTCAAAATGTTTTGTCAGCTCTGGTTTGTATTTTTCCAGCTTATCAAAATTTGTTCTCTTCTTCTCAGCTAAATCTAGGAACTGTTTTAGTGAAAGCTTCTTGCCATTGTGGATTGCATATCGATCACTCTCATCACCATCCCAGTAGCATAGGTTAATCCAGTTGCCCCGATCCATCTCATTTGCACGAGAGATCTGCTTTGGAAAAATCTCTACACCACCATAACCAAGGCCAGCTGCAAACTCATTTAACTTGGCAACCATGTCGATGGCCGCAATTGCTGGCTCGCAAAATAAATACAAGTGTGCGCCACCAGATTTTGATCGACACATGACTAGGGGAGTGTCTCTTATTTTCTTCTCTAGCTCTTCTAACGTGTCCTTTAATTTAACTTCGCCACGGATGTCGATGTCGATGCAACCAAAGTTGCAGCTGTTGTCATCCTTCAGCATTATGATACCAAGAATATATTCTCCACCTTTTAGGTGGTGGCTAAAATTTTTCTCAGTTGCTGGCTCGCTTACTGTTACAGCTCTGCCCGATAGCTTCCCATCTGCCTCGTGTTTTTGGACACGGTACTGGCCGTGGGCAAGTGAATAGCCTTGGAATAAATCCATAAATCTTTTGGTCTCTGACATCTCATTCCTTTCTGAAAAAAAGAGGGAGGACTGAGCCTCCCTCCTCCAATCTTACATAGTTTCTAGATCTTCTTCATCAGCTTGAGTTTCTGGTGAAACTTTAACTTCACCTGAACTTACCTGATCTTTGAAGTTTCTTGCTGCAAGATATATGTCGCGGCCAGACTTTAAGTTTTGAATGATACCACCTGAACTTGCATCAAACAACATCTCAATGTTCCAGCCAAACCAAGATCCCTGATCATTCTCTTCTGGGACTGTAGTCATTTTGTATGCATTCCAAAACATGGCAGGTGTGAACTTCTTTGTCTCATCAGACGGATGCGGAACCTGCAGCCTGTTGATCATTGAGTTCCAACGCCTAGCCTTCTTCAGTTGGCTCTTGCTCATTGTCAGCATTGCTGGTGAGAAGCCACCATCATTGTCAACGACATAAACAAAATACTCAGCTGTCGGGACAATCTCATTGCCATCTAAACTCAGGTACTCACCCTTAGCGCCACGACTGCAGCCCTCAAGGATCCCCGAATCCGATCCGTGGTCACGAACTAAGCCACCACGGTCTGGCTTCCATTCTATGTGGGCACGACGATATGAGATGGGCACGACTGTTATGCCTTCTTCACCATCAGATGCTTGGCCAGAGACGTTGTCAAAAATATGACCAGGCTCTGCGCCATCAACATAAGCACCATCACGTTTGTTTACCTGTGGTGACATTTGCTGGAGCACAGCAAGTCGAGGGATCATAAAATCATCTTGAGTCATGCCCTCCATTCCTGCACCAGCATCAGCCAGCAGAAGGTCACTATCAAATGTAATCACGTTGTTGTCTTTTTTCTTCGCTATTTGGTTAGCCATTCTTTTCTCTCCTAATTTTAGCTCTACGGCCTGTGTAAATTTTAAACAGGTCATGTGGGACTTCTTTGCCTTCAGACATCCGCTCCTTGATGTAACTGTTCAAAGATGCTGGGTGTACTCCAACGCTACGTTTGTAATAAATCTTTCGATCACTCAGCTCTTTTGCAAAAGCATTGCAGTCTTCATCTTCATTACGTCCAAACTGAACCTCAACATTGCTCTTGATTAGGTCACCCGCTTTGTTATCGCGCAACCACTCAAAGCACTGCTGCTGGCGTATCTCAAGAGTAACTTTGTCATCACCTTTGGCACGATCAATCGCGCTGACAGATGGGACAGATCCTGAGATTATGTCGTTAACTTCAACCTTCGAGCCGTTGCTCAAAGTAAAGTCTTTGACATTCAGTTCTTGCATTAGTTCGGGCAAGTCCTGTTCGGCCAACTTAGTGAGATCCTGCTTCTTTTGCTTCAACAGCTCATCAATGCGATTGATCTCGTTTTCAAGATCAAGCATACGACTTGCCATGTCAGCGACTGCACCAATTTCATTGGACGATGGTGCAACGTCCTCAAGCAGATCTAATTCCATTTCTATTCCTTTCTTAATTCAAGGGCCACTGGCATATACCAGCCCTTACGACGATCTCGTTCTCCGTCTTCCTGATTTCTTTCCCAACGGAGAATTCTCACAGTTGGTGACATCTCACCTGCAATGGCAACGACTACCATGACAGCGATTGGGTCACCACCCCCAGGCCATAGGATATAATCTTCAGGCCCGAAGTCTTTCATTATTCTTCGAGCTTTTTGGATTGATGGGCCTGGTAAAAATTGAGGCTTGTCATTCTCCTCAAAGACAACTTCTAATGCACCATAACGAGATGCATCACTAAGGTCAGGTGTCCACCCAAACTTATTTTTTGTCGGTCGATTAACTACGAAAACTTTTGGCATCTTTCTGTCCTTTCTAAATCGTGTTCGATATTATGAACTAAAAAATATTCAGTGTAAACCAAAAACCTATGTATAAGAGAATATTTGAGAAAAAAAATAAAGTTTTTCAAAATCACTTTTTGCGGTAACACGGTAACGGAAACGCTGTATCCCTTTGTGGGTAAGGGTTTGAGGCCGTTCCTCTTCTCGACTTTAGTGGGTGAGCCGTTCCCCTTGTTTGGTTACATCGTTGTTATTATTAAAGAATTAGGGGTTGACTCTATATGAGGTATAGTGCATAATGTCTTTATTGGAGAGGGGCACACGCCCTCCTCATTTAGAAAGGAAACAAAAAATGCAAAAATTAATTCCAACAACCGATTTATTCGCTAACTATTGTGGGTACTCAGATGTCCACCCATATGAGATCACTCGCATCGTTTCTGAAAAGTGCATCGAAGTCCGCGCAATGGACACTAGCAAACAGAAAACAAAATTAGATTTTCATGTCGGTGGTTTCTCCGCTCACTGCTCTAATCAGCACGATCAAAAATATGATTACACTTCAAATGCTCAAAACAGTGTTCAAAGAATTCGCCTTCGCAAAAACGGTGGGTGGATGAATAAATATGATCAACGCTTCAGTATCGCAAAAGCGCCACATAAATTTTACGACTACAACTTTTAGGTTTACAACGGGGAGCTTCGGCTCCCCACCATTTAGAAAGGAATTTAAATTATGTCACTTTTAGCCTATTACACTAAAGTTGCGAAGCGCAAGTCAGATGCCGCACTTGCTTTTGCCGTTGCCGACATCAAAGCGGCATGGGCATCTAACCCAGAATTTGAGGCTGGGGTTACTGAGTACAGTAAAAGTCTGTGGGCAGAGTGGGATGCCTACGTTGTTGAAATTCAAAAAAGAAAAATATAAATGACTAGAGAAGTATACATAAAGATTCACAACAAGCTGATAGAAGAATATCTGGAAGAAAACCCAGAAGCTGACGCAGCTGAAGTCTACGACAAAACCGCTGACTTGGCTGGTGATGCGTATGGTGATTATCTAGCGACTAATGCTGATCTAGCTCGTGATCTTGCCAAGGATAAAACTTAGAAAGGAATTGAAATGCAAATGAATCTTGCAAGGCAGACATACAACACAGCGATAAAGTTTTTGCGTGTTGAGGTTGAGGTGCGTAACACTCCATATGAGGAGGCTCTAGAAAAAACTCTTGGGAGGTTTGCACTGGGACTAAACCAGATTGCTTGCCTCACCGAAACTGCCCACGGTGTATATGGGGAGGAAAACAAATGAAGATGGCAGTTGAAGTTGCTAGAGGACTGGCCAAAGAAATCCTCTTGAAGGAGAGGTCTCTCAATGATGCAGCCTCATACTTGAATGAGCTGACAAAGATCCCAGTGTCATCGACATGGGACATGGTATACAGAGAGGTTGCTAAACTTAGAAAGGAATAAACAATGCACAAAGCTTTTATAAAGTTCTTTGTAGATCTTTACGAGAAGGCTAAAGTTTTAAGTCAAGAGGTTGATCCTCACATTAGTGTTGACAGGATTAAGATAGATCTGGAGGTTTAAATGGTTGTTGGGAAGAGCTGTTGGGTCAGCAAGAAACTGTTGGCTGTTTGTGTTATTGGTTTCGTGTCAATGTTTCTAACATTATTGACAGTGGAATTTATGGTTGGGTGTGGGGAGAAGACATACCACAAAGATAGAACTTGGGAAACTAATACTTGTGTTTTCCTTCCACATGAAGTAAAGAGAGGGGAGTGGTGAGTTGCTAGCTCGTTGTAACAGATGTAGATTGTCTCGACTTTCAAGCATAAGGCATACCTCAAGCAACTTACCCCTCCCTAAAACTTAGCCCTCGAAAGAGGGTTTCTTTTTGCTTAATTAAAAGTAATAATGCTAACAGTTATTTCCAGCTAACCACTGCAATGAGGTTGAGGCATTATGAAAACACCAGATGAGAAACCCAAAAAGGGCCGTCCACGCAAGCACCCAGTCAAAGAAGACCACGGTGTTGTTGTTAAGAGACCAGTTAAGAATGGGCCTAAGTTCAATCCTGATTCAATGTTGAGAACAAAAGAAGAGCCAAAGGGCTGGGATGGTAGGTTCAAAAGTGTTGAGCCAGCTGTCCACCAGAAGCCAGCAAGGACTAGCAGATATAAGTGGAACCACCCAGCAACTATCAACTGGATCATGGGACAGGCTGACCCTGTCGGCTTCCTCGCTGCAGTCATGCAAGGCAAAGAGATCTTCCCAGTGTATGCAAAAGACCCTGACGGCTTGGCAACAAAGGCTGGCAACATTTCTGCTGACCCAGAGCTTCGGGTCATGGCTGCAAAAACTTTGTTAGCTAAATGCATCCCAGATTTAAAGGCTGTTGAAATCACAGCGCAGATCGAAACAAGAAAGGTTCTGGATATCTCCAGATTAGATGACAATGACCTCACCACAATTGAACGAGTTCTTGAACACGCTGTCATTGAGTCAAGTGAGAGCGGAGAAGATGAGGAGATCTCTGAAGGAATTTACCAAGGGATGCTGGCCGACAATTGAACCTGCCAGTAACTTTGTTGACAACTGGCACATAGATGCAATCAGTGATCACCTGCAAGCTGTTGTCGAAGGTGACATCAAACGACTGATCATTAACATTCCACCACGACACATGAAATCAATCTCTGTTGCTGTTGCTCTTCCTGCTTGGACTTGGACTGTGCAACCTGCCAAGAAATTCCTGTTTGCGTCTTATGCCTCGTCTCTTTCGATTCGTGATTCAGTTAAGTGTCGGAGGCTTGTCGAAAGCCCTTGGTACAAAGAACACTTCGGTGAGATGTTTAAGTTGACTGGTGACCAGAACCAGAAGCAACGGTTTGAAAACGACAAGACTGGCCAGAGAATAGCAACGTCAGTAGATGGTGCGCTGACTGGTGAAGGTGGAGACATCATTGTCATTGATGATCCGCACAATGTCCGTGAAGCTGACTCGTCAACTGTTAGACAGGGAGTTCTTGAGTGGTGGGATCAGGCAATGCAGTCTCGCCTCAACGATCCAAAGACAGGTGCATTCGTTATTATTATGCAGCGTGTCCACGAGAATGATTTGACTGGGCACATATTAGCAAACGAACACGAGGACTGGGATCACCTCTGCCTTCCTGCTCGTTATGAGGTTGGACATCCGACACCAGTAAGGTCGAGCCTTTATTTCACAGATCCAAGAACAGAAGAAAATGAGCTTCTCTGGCCAGAAAGAGTAGATGATAATACGTTGTCAAACTTAGAGAAGTCCCTTGGCAGTTATGCATCCGCTGGCCAGCTGCAGCAGAGACCAATGCCAAAGGGCGGTGGAATTCTAAGAGCGGAGTGGTGGGTTCCTTGGGAGAAAGAATCTCTGCCAGACATCGAATATGTCATCCAGTCATGGGACACAGCCTTCAGCACAAAAGAAAAAAGCTCTTATTCGGCGCGAACCACATGGGGAGTGTTTAAGAAAGACGGCCAGATAAATGCCATAGTATTGGATATGTGGTATGACCGTGTCACCTACCCAGAGCTTCGTCGTATAGCTCAAGAATCATATTATGAGTACGAACCTGATGCGGTATTGATTGAAAAGAAAGCCTCTGGCCAGAGTTTGCTTCAAGATTTGCGTATGGCTGGCATCCCTGTGCTTGAGTATTCGCCTGACAGAGACAAGGAAGCTCGTGCCCATGCATCGTCAGCTCTGCTCGAAGATGGAAGAATTTACTTTCCTGCAAATAAAAAATGGGCTAATAACTTAATAGACATTTGTGCAGCATTCCCTGCAGGTGATAATGATGATATAGTTGATACCTGCACTCAAGCTTGGCTAAGGCTACGCAAAGGCTGGTTTGTAACTCATTCTGAAGATTATGAGGATGATGAACAAGAACCTAAAAGAAGGATAAGTATGTATGGCTAGATCTCCTGTTCCTGTTGTTGATGTTCCATTTGCTGAAGGTGCTCCCATTGACAGCCTTGAGGTTGAGCAGTTTGGTGATGATGAGGTTTTAATTGGAGATCCAAATTCTGATGTAGTTGATGAGCCAGACAATGAGTTTGATTCAAACTTAGCTGAAGTCATTGATGAGAAAGAGCTGAATGCTATTGCCTCTCAATTGATCAGCAACTTCAACACAGACAAGAGTGCAAGGTCTGAGTGGGAAGAGCGTTACAAGAGTGGCCTAAAAACTTTAGATCCTGACGGTGGGATGGATGAAGCTGAAGATGCTCGTGCCTCTCGTGGCCTGAGTGTTGTTGTTCATCCGTTGATTGCAGAAGCTGCAACTCAATTCAATGCTCGTGCAATCGCTGAACTTTATCCAGCTGGTGGCCCAGTCAAGACAACTATCATTGGCGAATCAGACGAAGAGACAGAAGACCAAGCTCGTCGTGTCCGTGACTTTATGAATTACCAGATCACTCAGGAGATGCCCGAATACTTCCCTGACTTAGATCAGATGCTCTTCCACTTGCCATTGATTGGCCAGACATTTAAGAAGGTCTGGTGGGATGCAAACCTAGATAGACAGTGCTCACAATTCGTTAAGGCTGAAGACTTCATTGTCGCGCCCGAAAGCAAAGACCTCTACACCTCGCCACGATACACTCAAATTATACGGATACCAAAGAACGATTATAACAGATATGTGCAATCTGGTTGGTATATCCCTGTCGATTATTCTGGTGGCGGCAGTGACTTGTCAGATGATGTCTCAGCTGAGATCGAAGGCGTTGATGCCTATGGAGATGATGCTGAAGATGAAGTAATGAACTTGCTGGAGATGCACGTTTACGAAAGTTTTGAGGGCATTGATGGCGCTAGTAATTTAGATGATGATGATGAGAACGAGAACATTGTCGCTCTTCCTTATGTAATCACGATTGACTATGATTCTGAAAAAGTAATTAGCATTCGTCGTAACTGGTCAGAGGACGATGAAAAGAAACTAAGGCGCGACTGGTTTGTCAGTTACAAATTCCTCCCTGGTCTTGGGTTCTATGGCTTCGGCCTGTATCACATTATTGGTGGCCTTGGCAAAGCATCGACAGGTGCTCTTCGTGCACTGCTTGATTCTGCTGCGTTTGCAAATATGCAGGGTGGCTTCAAGCTGAAGGGCCGTGTTGCTGGTGGTGAGATTGATGTCAGCCCAGGGGAATTTATTGACCTAGATGCAACAGTCGATGACGTTAAGAAAGCTGTCATGCCTCTGCCATTTAAGGAGCCATCTGGTGTTCTGTTCCAGATGCTTGGATACATGGCAGAGATTGGCCAGAGGTTTGCATCGACTGCAGACTTGAATGTTGGTGACGTTAATCCCAACGCACCAGTTGGATCGACAGTTGCCCTGATTGAACAGGGAAGCAAATCATTCTCAGCAATTCACAAGCGTCTGCATTATGCTCAGGGCCAAGAGTTCAAGCTCCTCGCTAAGTTAAATGCAGAGAACCTCCCTGAGTCATTTGAATTCTCAGTTACAGGCGCAAGCCAAACTATTAATGCTGCTGACTTTGATAAGCGCATTGATGTTGTCCCAGTCAGTGACCCAAACATTTTCTCTACAGCTCAACGTATTGCTCAGGCCCAAGCCATTCTTCAGATGGCGCAGTCGGCTCCTGAACTTCACGACAAGTATGAAGCCTACAAAAGAATGTATGAGGCAATCCGTGTCCCCAACATTGATGAGATCCTTGAAAAGCCTGATGAGGCTGTGAGGCTTGACCCCATTGATGAGAACATGGGCGTTATGTATGGCAGAGGGATCAAAGCTTTCTCAGACCAAGACCACGAATCTCACATTGCAGTTCACACTCAGTTTCTTGCTGATCCGTCACTTGGCGGTTCGCCAATGGTGAAGGCTGTGCAGCCAGCATTAATTGCTCACATTGCTGAACACGTTGCCCTGTTATATCGCAGTCGTATGCAAGCAAGCATTGGAGTTGGGTTGCCAGAGCTTCCTGACTTGAGAAATCCTAAGTTCAAGTTTGACGAGATCGATCCACAGCTAGACTTAACGATCAGCCAGCGAGCTGCACAAGTTGTCCAGCAAGCGCCAATCATGCAAGAAATTCGTGGCCTGATTCCAGAGGGCCAAGGCGATAACAATCCACTACAATATGCACAGCAGTTAGCTAAGATGGAATCTGAAGCTTTACAGGCTCGAACTCAGGCAGACATCCAAGCAACTCAGGCCAAGGCAAAGACAAGTATTGAGATTGATAAAGCCAAGGCAAAGAATGATATGCAGATAGCTGCAGCAAAAGTTCAGGCAGACTTACAGTCAAAGAACCAGAAGCTTCAGGCTGACCTTGAACTAGAACGACAAAAACAAATAATGGAGATCCAGAAAGATGGCTGAGTTTACACCAGAAGAACTAGCGACAATAAATGAGATAATGCGCCAACAGTCTGGAGCAGCGACAACTCCTGAAGAAATGCAAATGCAGATGATGCAGATGCAACCAGTCCAACCTCAAAACTTTGGGGCACTTCCTCCTAAAGAATCAGGGGCAGCGACAACTCCTGAAGAAATGCAGATGCGTCAGCAACAACAACCATCTCAAAATATGCAAGGCGAGCAAGGCAAGGCTCAATACCTCCAGCAACAAATTGAAGCTATCCGTTCAAGAATGGGTGGCGGTGCACCTCAAACTGGTTCACAACGTGTCATGGATGCAATGGGCACACTCCCTCCACAACAAGGTGCAATGACTCCCGAAGAGATGCAACAATTACAAATGATGAGAGGACAACGCTAATGGCTGAAATTAATGTAGAGAACATGGAAGACAACGCAGAACTTTTCATGGAGAAGATGGGCTTTGCCCACGACACAGAAGGCGTTGAACTCTCTGATGACCAGCTCGTAAACTTCCTTATGATCTGTCACCAAATGGAATATGGCATTGGTGAAGAAGAGGAAGAAGAAGAAATGCACGAAGACGAAGGCATGAAGGTCAAAGTTATCAAGATGCATGATGGCGGTGACATGAAGTCAATGATGGATGACTTGCTTGGTCACGGTGGCCCGAAAGTCGAAGACAGATACTAATGCCTGTCCAAAAGGTCAAAGGTGGATATAAGTGGGGCAAGTCTGGAAAGACTTACAAGACCAAAGAGGCTGCAGAGCGTCAAGGTCGAGCCATTTATGCTGCTGGTTATAAAAAGAAAGGCAAGAAGTAAATGGCAAAACGCCCTGGATTATATGCAAATATCGCTGCAAAGAAGAAACGAATAGCCGCTGGCTCTGGTGAGAAAATGCGTAAGAAGGGAGCCAAAGGTGCGCCAGACAAAGGTGTATTCAAAAAGATTAAAGCCTCTGAGAAGAAGAAGAAGAAGAAGAAGAAAAAAGGATAAGGCAATGGCCAAAGGTGTGAAGCATTATTTTAAAGACGGTAAGGAGCACAAGGGTGCTACTCACAAAGATGCCAAAGGCAAGGTGATGTCTGGCAAGACGCACACAGCTTCAAGCAAATTTTTAGTTCACATGAAAGATTTATCTGACAGAGCCAAGAAAGTTGCAAAAAGGTAAAATCAAATGATTATTAGATTCCTCTTAGTTGTTATTGCCCTTGTTGTTTTTAGCTCAACGGCACAGGCAGACCTAACAACGTGCCAAGGCAAATATGCTCTCTGCGCTGCATCGACTTGCCAGCCAACAGGGAAGACAATTGCCGCTAACAACGGCAACACATACCCAGAAGTTATCTGCAAATGCCCAATCATAGACGGCCAGTCCATTGCCGACACCACTATGGGAAATATGCAAGGGTCATGTGATCCAACAGACGATAAACACGTATGGAGTTTATTTGCTCCAAAGAAATATTACCCACAAGAGGCAAGCAACTTCAGCAAACGGCCAGAAAAGATGGAAGCTGTCGTACAAAAATGCGATGCGAGTCTGAATCAAGGGTTCAATGCCAGCAACTGTTTCAGCTTTAATTGTAAGATTGGCCCTGACAACATTGCTATCTGTCGTTGCCCAATGGGACAAGTTCCAGCAAACACAACATTCTTAACAGAGGCAGGGCAAGGCAACCCAGAGGCTTGTTACCAGCATCCGGTTAGCTTGCCTGTCCAACAAACCATAGAATCCAAAAAAGGGTGATGACTTTAAATGCTTGAAGAGATACACTGCCCATATTGTTCATCTGCCCAACAAATTGTAGAAGTTCATGGGCACAAGCAGTGTGTGAGGTGTGGAATAAACATCTCGCCTTGTTGCTCAGGCGAACAGATTATTGAGGAGGATGAAGTTGGCGACATTCAAAGGCCGTAAGGTCTCACTCAACAAGCCAAGGCGCATTGCCAAGGGCGAAACCAGCCACGGCAAAAAGAAATCTGTTGTCTATGTTATGGATGGTGACCGTGTAAAGCGTGTAACATTCGGTGATCCAAACATGAAGATCAAAAAAGCTCAAACCTCCAATCGCAAGAGCTTTCGTGCTCGCCACAACTGCGATGCCCCTGGGCCAAAAACAAAGGCACGATATTGGTCGTGTAAGGCATGGTGAATAATGGCCAAAGCATCAGTTAAAAAAGTAGCAAACGCAGAGATCCGCGCAGCCAAGAGTTTTCTTGAGCGCAGAGGACTAACGACAAAAGACATCAGCCCAAAGAAGTTTGCCAAGGCCGCAAAAGAACTTGATAAAGGCTTTCAGGAGACGTTAAATATACTTGCACGAGAGTTATCTGCAGGGGAAGTTTAATGGCTGACGATTTCAAAGGCAATTATGGTGCACTGGGACAAGTGTATTCTCTGCCCAGAGAAGGGTATCTTTCTCAAGACTTTGGAAATCAGACCGTGGGGCCACCAGGTATTTTAATTGATGAACCATCTCCTGTGGCTGATTACCTTAAAAGTGTTGCTACTACAATTGGAGACTTGCCAAGCGCCTTTGGCCGTGGAATTGCATCTGGTGTTGGAGAGATTGGTTATGCGAGTGGTTTAGTTGACAAAGGCCAGATTGAAAAATTTAGGCGAGCAATGAAAAGCTCTAGTAATTTAGCCGCCTCAGAAGGTGCAAACCCAATAGTTTCTGAGGTGGCTCAAGAGTTTGGCAAACTTGCCCCAGCTTTTATTCCAGCGTTTAAAGTTCTTCGCGCATTGCCTTTCATGGGAAGGGCAGGATCAGCTCTGACTGCTGAAGCAATTAGCGGTGCTGTTAGTTTAGATCCTGCAACGCCAACAATCTCAGAACAAGTCAACAAAGATTTTGGTCTTGATAGCGAGATACTAGAAATGTTATCGCCAGACCCCAACGATCCAGAAATAATAAGAAGAGCTTACCAAGCTGCTGATGTTGCAGGGATTGGGCTTGCGTTTGAAGGCATATTAAAAACTGCTCAATCTGCTAAAAAGATTTATGACTTTTCAAAGTCTTTTAATAGCAAGTTAAAGGAGCCAGAGTAATGTCTGCCAAAGCTTTATTTGGAGCACTCTCCAATTTAATCCCAACATCTGCGTATCGTTCTAGGCTTGAGCCAGCCATTGAAGCGTTGCCACAGGAAAAAATGACACCAGAGCAAGCTCTAGGTAGTTTTAAAAAATTCCCTGGGGGTGTTGGCGAGGATGAATTGCAGTACACAGGTATTAAAGGAATATTAGAGCAAGGCCAGCCAGTCACAAAGACAAGTCTACTAGAGCAAGTTCGATCCAACCCACTAGAGATCACGGATGTTTATAAGGGAGACTATTCGTTAAACCCTGAAGCCATAAACTTTAATCAACCAGCATATGATTTAACTAAAAAAATAGATGAAGCTGAAGCCGCTGAAGATTGGATAACTGTAGAGAAGCTTGAAAAACAATTAGACATGGGTAATCCAAAGTATGGCCGAGAAACCCTCCCAGGCGGTTCTAATTACCAAGAACTGTTGATGACGTTGCCAGTTGACAACAAAATGAAGCTAACGTCTCCAAGCCCTGACGGTTTGCAAATTGAACTACCAGCAAGTGCACCTTATCGTTCATCCCACTACGACGAACCCAACATCCTAGCACATGGACGATACAACACTCGCACCATTGACGGTGACAAGACGCTGTTTATTGAGGAGATCCAAAGCGACTGGCATCAGGCTGGTCGAGATAAGGGGTATATTTACACGAAAGAGCGTCAAGCAGCTGACGATGCTATAACAGCAAAAAGGGCTGAAATAGAACAGATTGAAATAGAATACGAAGCTGCCAAGCAACCTATAGACCTAACCAGTGTTAATTCCATAGATGATTTGCCAATGATGACGGCTGATGAATCAAAGATATGGGATAGGCGTGACAAGGCAATAAATGAGCTGGCAGAGATAGTCAACCAGAGAGCAAAAACATCTGACGGTGTCCCAGACGCACCCTACAAATCCACAGACAAGTGGGCTGGGTTAACTTTCAATCGGATGTTAAAGCAAGCTGTTGACAGTGGGCATGACCGTATCGCTTGGACTTCAG